GGCCCCTTTCGGGGCCCCAGGCGCTTGTGCTCTGCAAGTGTCGACTAGAGTACTTAGACTCTAGTTCTCCCGATCAGCAGAGCCACTACGGGAAATCCGGCCTGGAAACCGGACCCAAAGTGTCTCTGCTGTTTGTCTACAGAGTGTAGGAGGACCACTGTGGGAGGCTATACGACGTCGTCTCGGATTGATTTCCGAGCCGTACCTCCAACCGGTGATACTTTCCGAGGGGAATCTACTAGTCCCCTGTGGAATGGTATCTGGAAGGAGCACGGGCCTGTATTTACTAGTACAGGTTTCGGCCCGACTATGGCACTTCCCACTCAAGTGACTACCAGTTATAGAACTGGTAGGTCCGCACCCCTTCCAACTGACGGGAGTGAGGTACTCAATAATGAGCCCTCAACTCTTGCAGGCGAGTTCGGTTTTCTGAAGAATATCTCAGATGCCGATCTCGCTCTGTCCAGTTCGAAGTGGGATAATGGTCATACCTTTCGGTCGATCAGTTACGGTACGGAATTGAGCCATCCGTACCTATTTCTGTCGAACTCGAATGGGTCTTTGACCTATGTGGGACCGATTATTCCGTGGGACACTGTGTCCAACGGAAGTCAGTGGATTACGGACCTTACTGGGTATTCAACCAGTCAGGTTAACGTAGCCGGCGGTAAGGCTGTCGCCTTAACTGCTCCCACGCGGGCAAACGCATCGTTGGGACCAGCTCTTGGTGAGCTGGTCATCGATGGGCTTCCAAAGCTCGCTTTGGAATCCTTTCACACTGTTGAAGGCTTTCTCACTGCTTTAGCGAGAGGTCATCTCAGTGTACAGTTCGATTGGGATCCGTTTGTTTCGGACCTTCGATCTGTGATTACTGCTCTGCTGAATGCTTCACGCATTTTGCGGCAGTACCAACGTGACTCCGGCCGTGAGGTTCGGAGGGCGTTTCACTTTCCCTTGGAGACGACCACAATGTTCAATCAGACGAGCTCTTCGAGCCCGTCTCTT